AGCCACTTCCAGGCGACCAAACTTGCTCACGATCTCATACTGCTTCCCGTTGAAGATCGCGTTCCACTTGTTCTTCTGATCCACGTATGCTTGCAATGCTTTCATCTCTGCTCCTTAGTGTGTGTAAGTATGTATTATACAATCAAACCGCTACCTTGTCAAGCTCTTTTTGTATCTGCTGTGCAAATAATTTCTGTTGCTTCTTTGTCAGCAGACCAAACATCTCAACGACCATGCTCTCATAGTAGCCAGCAGTGTATGCGTAGGAATACTCTGCTTCTTTGACGGCGGCGAATGCTTGCAGTGACTGCTTGAACTCCTGTTGGGCCTGTGTAGTAAACATCTCTGCTCCTTAGTTGCTGTGTCTAAGTCTTAATTATACAGTGGTTTTACCAAGATGTCAACCTAGTTCGTTGTATAACCCTAGAAGCGTTATGGCTACTCCCACAACGTTAACGATCATCTGTTGTCTATTAGCCACACGCAATGACCATACGAGAAACAGGGCACCGCCCATGCATCCGGCAATTAATTGCAGGGTATGCAGTTCTTTGAAGAAACTCATGGTCACATACATGACCATGAAACAAACGGTGCCTGCCCACTGTAGTACTTCGTTAATATTACGCATCAATGCCTTCACGATCAATATTAAAGCTCAACTCTTGGAACCGCTTGTACATGCGATAGACATCACGTTTGGCTTCGATCAAAGCTTCACTGATGAGGTCCTCGGCAGTCCCGTCAGTAAGCACGTCTTTGGCATTCTCGTATAGGCATCCGCCGAGGTAGGAACTGCCCATCTCGTGTCCGTCGACCAGCACCCGTACACGTAGCATGAACCAATCGAGTTTGCAATCATTGATGTCTTCACAGAGTTGTTTGATATCAGTGATCGAGTCGTCGAAACAGTCATGTGGACTGAGGTCTTCATAGGTCTTGTCTACAATAATAAAGAAACCATCGCGTTCAAAGCTGGCGATCTCATCGTAATAGCGTGTCATACTAGTTCCTTATCGTGTTGCGGGTTTAACAATGATGTCCGAAGGGTAGCCGTCATGTTCGATCAGGCCCTTGCGCACGTACCACAGCTCACAGTCTACGTCATAGAATACAGTGTCAATGACTCGACCGTTGCGTATAACATCCCATGCTTTCATATCAGCTCCTTGTTGCGTATTAATATTAAGGGCGGCTCATTGTGTCAACAAATTCGTCTTCCACCAGTGCGTGGCAAGCATTCATTGTCATCTGCATGATGAGATAGGCCTGTGCCTTTTCTTTGCCCGTCATCATCTCAATGTACTCTTGCAACTCTGCAAGCGTCTTAGTGGCAAACATGCCGGAGAATGGAATTGGATTCATAGTGTGCTCCTTAGTGTGTATAGAACAATTATAACATGGTTTTACCAACCTGTCAACCAAAGACCCTTGCGGGCCCTGGGTTATACGACTTCCAGCATGTTAGCAGGCACTTTCCACAGACCACTTCCTGTGCGCACTGTGACGAATTTGATAGCGATCTTATCCACAGAACCCATATGGATCAATCCTGACTTTGACGATGTGAACTTGACAGTTCCGCCTATGCGCAGGTTTCGCTTGTTCTGATCTGTAAGCCGTGCTCGGGCGAACTTGACTGCATCGATGATCGAAGTCAGTTGATCGTTAGTGAAGTTGCCTGCGAGGATCTCTGCGTTGACTGTTTGAATACTCATATCAGCTCCTAGTTAGTGTAGAACAATTATAACATGGTTTTACCATGTTGTCAACCTCACATTGACCAAAACAATTCACTTGATGGATCACATGCACGTGGTGTATCATGTGGGATCTCCACCATCTCCCCGCTCATCAGGTTGCGTACCCGCTTGATGGTGGGCACGAACTCGAACCTTGCAACAGGTCCTGAGTAGGCATCGAGTGCGATCTCTCGCATCTCTCGCTCCGAGCGCTGTGACGTATGGTCACGCCATACACTGGTATGAACCAGCCGCTCGCCTGACCGGCAACGGCGATCCTGCTTGTAGACGTACAGGGTGTATTGTTGCATGGTTGTTCCTTTTTGTGTTTGTGTTTTGTTCATGTGTGTATTATAACACGAATTCAATGACCTTGTCAACCGATGGGTTATTTGCGGGCTTTGTTCAAACGAGGCAGATTGCCCGTTTGGCTAAAGATATAGTCCAGGTACCTCATCTCAAGATCTTTGTGGAAGCTGGTCATTGTGGAGTCTTCGCACCCAGCTACAGACACAGTCAACGACACCATTTCGCAACGCCGGGCCCACAGTGTGACACGACCTTCGCGCACTTCTCTCCGCAGTTCATCGCGAATGAACCAGTCAGTGGCATCTCCTGCACGATAGCGTCCAAAGCGTCCTTCAGTACCATACTTGGGCTGATTGCTGGTCTTCATGCGTACACCCAACGGATTGCCAGTCTCGCCCACTTTGACAATCTCGTCATCTACTACAACGAAGTAGACCCAACTGCGGTGATCACTGAACATCATGGCCTCGTTGATGTTCTCGTAGAACCAACGGTTCTCAGTATCCCTAGCCACATCACATACCTTGACAAACCCGTCTGCGGTATAAGTGTTGATGTTCAGTGATGCATTCATAGTACGCTCCTTGTTAGTGTATGTGAGTATTATAACATGGTTTTACCAGTTTGTCAACCAAAGCCCGTTCAATCTCCACGGACATCAGTATTCAGAACAGGCTTAACCATTCTACGGATCTCAACCTCACGACGATGAGCAGCCGCCTTGCCACGGATCACCTCGTGTACGTAGACCTCTATCTCGCTCTTGTCGTTCAGCTTACGCAACTCAGCACACAGAAGCCAGTTCTTGTCTTCAGTCTTGGCACGGTAGAAGTGCTTGGCAGCTCGAGCCAATACACTCTTGTTCACAGTGCTTTCAGTCTTGGCTGTGACACCTATGTAGTTGAGCCCATTGACCACAAGCTCATAGATGATGTGGTTGCGGTCCGCTCTCTTTTTGCGTAGTGTGTTTGTCTGTGTCATAGTGTATTATAACATGGTTTTACCAGTGTGTCAACCAAAGACCCTACACTTTACTCGGTCTCTGCGTAGCCGTCCTCTTGCCACTCGCTATGCTGTCCTACTACGCCCACACTATCTACCTCTGTAGCGTAGGCAATAGCGTCTGCTGCCTCAGCGGACTCTGCCTCTATTTGCAAGCTATAAACAACTGTTTGTGTGTAGTAAAATGTCTTCATCTAAGCTCCTTTTAGTGTAACTGTATTATACAACACTTTTGCCACTTTGTCAATACCCCTACACACAGGCCGTGTATAAAAAGCCACACTTGACGGCACTGCAAAACGGTGTTATAATACGCTTACACTAAAAAGGAAGCGTAATGAGTAATATTAAAACTGCCAATATTGCAAAAGCAAAAGTAATTTATTATAAAGATAAAGAAACATATAAGATTATATTTGCATTTAATGTACACATAAAAGAAAAAGATAATGGAGATATTGTACACGTATTTCCTACACAAGCAAAATGTGCTTATGTAAGTGGAGATATTGCATATGAGACATTACAACAAGATAAACTACGCATTATAGCACAAGCTAAACAGGTAATGCGTACCGATTATGTAGAGTTTGTTTAAAAAGGAAATTAAAATGGCACGAGTAACTAAAACACATGCAGTAGCTATTAATAAGTTAATGCTCCCACTTGTTAATACTGTAGCGTTTTATGATGAGAATGAAACGGACTTTATTATGTTTAAAATGTGTGCAGATGACATTGTACATAATGTCGCAGCACTACAAGTGTTTAATAGCACACTAGATGCAGCAGTATTACACGAGAGCATTATGCGACAGGATACTTGCCCCAGAGAGCACTTTTATACTGTGTTAAAGTATATAGAGGATAATCGGTTAATCCCCGCTAATATGTTTACTTGCAGTTAAACACGAACCTTTTACTACAGAGAAACCGACCGATAATATTATCCCATAATGCGCATAGAGGCCGCAAACGCATTATGCTTTAATAAAGTCGATTCTACGTAGTAAAAGGTCTAAAGATAATAGGGATAATGCCCAAAAACATTATCCCTATAATCAGTATCCAATATACGCAGGTGTCAGTATTGGATCCCGCTCCAATTATTCCTATTATCTCTCGATAATGAGCCCTTACCACTATGAGTTAATGGTTTTGGATTCGGCCAGACTGCGGTTTGTCTATAACTTGCCTCACCTGCCTTCAGAGATCTCCCAGACTCATAGCTCCTGATCTCGTTGTACAGTATATATCTCTTAGCCTACGGTTTGTATAGTGTGTATAGTGTGTATATGTATAGTGTATATATACACTATGGTGGGACTCCTGTTAGTCGAACACAGCACCAACGGATTATGAGTCCGCTGCTCTAACCAACATGAGCTAGAGTCCCACTATAGTGTATACATAGTCTATATGTTATACAGTGTATGTACTTATTATAGCACGGATCTAGGGTTTGAGCAAGTGAGATCACCGTGGAAAAGGTTCAAAAACGGTGTCAAAACGGTGGAAATATTGTGGATTTTCGGTGGATTCTGTGGCTTTTTGGCACGGTTTTACGGTGGATTCAGCGTGATTTTATAGTGTAGTATCGTGGGGTCAGGGTGGGGTGGAGGGGTAATGCTCAAATGGTTTTTCAAAAGGCCCCACCATTCTCTCACCACTCTAGCGGGGTTTTCTTATATAGGGTACAGTAGTATATACAATATACCAAGTAGGGCTCCAGCGGGGTTTTGTTGTATCGAGTGTACTACGCTGCACACCGATCATTGATCGTCTCTAGCGGGGTTTTCTTACGTATATGAACTCTAACAGTGTGTGATCGTAAACTATTCTCACTTACAAATAGCCCACTACAGCTAACACACTTGTATTTCCTGGTGTCTTCTAGTAGGGTGCTTTCTGGATGATCTTTACGTATATGTTTACTCATATACTGAGGAGCATACTCTTTGGCACACAACACACATATACTCTTTGTATGCTTACGCCCTTTAAGACTATTACTAATAGCAGAGAGTGTTTCTTCACTATGCTTTTTACCAGTCATACCATTGGCCTCTCCGTATAGTATAGGATTGACTCCGCCGTCTGTTTTGTTATGTAGTATGCCCGTGCCTAGATCTTTACGTCCGTAATGTTTAATAAGCTCTGTTTCCAAATCCATAGCTTGTTCATTAGTAAGACTTTCTTGTAGTATTATTATACGAGAGCGATCTGGAGGAAGTTGTATTCCTCGTTTGACATGTCCAGACTTATCCCAAGCTCGATAGCCTTTACCTTTGCCTATATAGTAGGGAGATTGATCTTCACGCAGGTATGCGTATACGTAGTAAATAGTCATGCTGATAGTTCCTTTCAAATGTTGACTGTTAGAGTGGATGGATACTGGTAATATCGCGATCCGCACCATTATTTGTTGATTTGCCCCATGTCTAATATGATATATACTATATATGAATCCTAATCTACTATTAACCGGCAATTATCAAAATCAACCTTTAGTGCAAAAGTTTATGGATACTGACACGAGAGAATTATACATAAAAAATTTCACATCACTCAGTGATTTCCGTGCGCAATGGAAAGCTCGTCCAATCACTTATACTACCAATAGTGATCATTATCGTTGTCCAGAGTGGGAGGATATAGTTTGGAATGACAGCATACTCATGCTGGGCTGTAGTGTTACATTTGGTGTGGGTCTTGATGACAGTGATACCATCAGTAGTCATCTAAGTTCTTATCTAGGGGGAATTCCTGTAGTAAATCTCGGACAGGGAGGTAGTTCTTGGACATTTCAGTGGATCAATACAGTTAGACTAGTTGCCGCTGGGATTCGTCCTCGTGCTGTTGTTTATATATGGCCCGACGTTTCTAGATACACTCGTATGCTGGATTCGAAACTTGCACGGCACACAGGTTCTTGGAGTGCTCAAGGTCTGGGACTGGAATACCTAAAGGACACTGATCATGCACAGGCCATCAGCGGAGAGATCTTGGCCTGTGTGCGAGCACTGTGGTCTTGCCCCCAACTGCACTATACCTGGAGTCCCCAGGTTGATCCAAACTGGAGCGTGCCTCGGCTGACTGCACCAATAGACCGTGCTCGAGATCGTATGCACCCGGGACCTGAGACTGCTGGAATATGGGCCGGTAACATAGCTCGGGACCTGGGAGAGCTCAATAGCTCTTTTCTTCTTGGATCGTCGAACCAGTTAAGAGATTGATCTCTCGTTTGATTTCAGCACGGCGGTCGTTCTTTAGGTATACATTGCGAGCAGCTTCTATGAACAGGAAGTCAAATCGCCGATCCTGTTCACAGGCACGTTTGTAGTTCTCTATATCCCAAAGTTCATTATTGACTAGGTATAGCTGTTCTTCTTCTGCTTCTAGACTGGGCACACCTGAACTTGTTCGTATTTCTTCAAGTAATTGCAGTTCCTGTTCTATGTTCTTTAGTTTAGCAGGGCTGAGGATTCGTTCTCGTTTGATCTTCAGTATAGTGATCTTGTCAATCAGTTCACCTACTGATATTGGTGCAGATACTATCATTGTTTATTATCCCGCGGAGAAGATACGGCTGCGAGGGTTTATCTGGCTGTTTTCCAACCATGTCCAAGCGCCCAGGAATGTGGGTGTCAATTGTATATGATGCTGTGGAATAAAGTAGCGTTCTGGTTTGGGGAAGTCCCAACCGTCTACCAAATTGGCAAAAACACTGTCAGTCATGATCGCTGCATCACTGTGTTCGATCAGCTTTAGCCAATCAAATACAGTGCCCTCATTGGTGATGTCCACACGGGCGTACTCAGCGGGTATCAGGGCCGGATCAATGCTCACGGTCTGTTGGCTTGACTCAAGGTGTGTGATCACATAGGGCTGACCATCTCGAGGTGCATAACGATCGTAGAACTCCTGTTCTCTTTGGTGGTCTCGGGTGATACATTCAGCCAAGCGCAGCTTGTCTTTGAAGGGTACCCCTGCACGTATATACTTGTATTGGTCAAAGCCCGTGTGTTGGAACCAGGGCTCGGCGCTGAACTCCGGGTGACCTGTCAAGGCTTGGTAAAGGCATATGATCTCATCGCACTTGAAGTTCTTGAGACGCTTCATAGGCTCGTCGTAGAAAAACGCTCCAGCATCGGGGGTCACTGGAATCCATTTGACCCAGGGCGCATGGCGGGTCAACTGCTCTAGCCAATTGTCCTGTATGGGCCAGTGTACATGATAGCCCTGCTCATGATAGTGTAGGGCTATGGGCAAGGCGATCATGATGTCTCCCAGGCCTCGGGTCTGTATAATACCTAATCGTTTGGTCATAGTTTGTATGTTTCCTATTATGTATGTATTTAATTATAGCATCAACTGACCCATAAAAAAAGCTAAATACTCAATTATGACAGCCACCACAGGATCCACCCTACTTGTTTCGGACTACAACAGTATTCAAACCACCGTATCTAACATACTGGGATTAAATCCTCAAGGTTATGGACTACCCTATGTGGCCAGTCGCCCTGTGTCTAGATCGGACAAGGTTCGAGCTTCAGATTGGAAGAATCTCCAATCTGATCTCAACATGATAAACAAGCATGTGACCGGCAGCTACACGCAGCTCACTACCGGTACTCGAAGCCAGCCAATCACTTCGGATATCCCAGCTTCTTACACAGACTTATCTAACTTTCTACTGGACTCCGGCAATGGTGATGCATCTAGGAGATTTACCTGTGCTGAAAGTGAATATTATGTGGACCCTGTGACGTCCAACACCATTAACTATACTGGGGGTGTCAGTACACGAACTACAGTGTGGGGCATACAGGAATCATACATAACACACGTGGTTCGTGTTGGGTTTCCCACAGCAGATACCATGGTCTACTTCTTTAACCTGGGCAGTTATATTACCTTTTTGCCATTTCGTGTGGGTGCAGGGCTGAACAGTGCGGACTATGAATGGTTTACTTTTATCAATTGGCTACGTTCCGGAGATCCGGCTGTGCCTGTGCTGCACTATGATAGAAGCCACAGTATAGTGCATAATCCAGGCAGTACGATCAACAACATATACAATGCCACTACTTCTACCTCGGGTATCAGTATTGATGTATCAGTGACCAAAAGTCTAAATGGAAAATACCTAGACTTTACAGTTGCCTATCGAAATAACGATATTGCAGCCATTGTAATTGACCCCTCAACAAGAATTTGGACAACCTTGGTATAATATAATGGCCAGCATTTTCACCTACACCATCATCAATAACGACCCTGTTCTTCCTGCGGTCCTTAATTACATAACGATTGCTACCAATCTTACTCAAATACAGCATCATTTACAGTTATCTGATTGGCCAAATTGGCAAATTCCATGGAGCTCTGCACCCTATGACGACTTTCAAGGCTCTTCCACTATTAGAACTAGCTCCAAACCTTATGTAGGGCTAGTAACAGATGTGATCAAAACCTACCAAGGTAACGTTGTTTCATCTGGCATCTACTATATGAAATTGAGCAACAATACAGATATTTCAGCAGGGTATGCAGTATCTGGAGAAAATTTTACTGGTCCTACGGTAGTCGCTACCAGTGGCACTACATGGGTTCAGCTGAGTACAGATCCGGTTCCGAGTATACCATTGGTAATTGGTTCGTCTAATATTACGTTCACACCTCCCGAACAATTGTTGATATTAGAAAACACGCTGGGTTTGTCAGCAGGCTGGACGGCATCTGGCAATGGATATTCTGGGCAAACAATCATTTCTGTTAAAAACGAAAGTATTTTGGTAATGAGTGGGCCTCCGAGCACTACTCCTACCGGAAGCATATTATTCACTTCTAATTTAGACCAAATGATCACTGTGACTCCGGGCGGAGGAACACAGGTATTTTCGATGGACTACAACAATGTGACTTCGGCAATTGGGACCTACACTTCAGCAGTATCTTTACATTTTACGTTGGGCGGTAGTAGCGTAGTTAAAAATATCACTAATTTATATGCAATTAATAGTGCCCCAGTTTTTGATGTGTATAATCCAAGCTATGATTGGGGTGGCACCGGCGGCGATGGCGGCCCTGGAGGAGGTTGTGGCACCGGCGGCGATGGCGGCAGTTGTGGTGCGGCAGTGTGTGTTACTGCTGGAACATTGATCAGAATGGGTGATGGTACATTAAAAGTTGTAGAAGATATAGTAGTAGGTGATACTGTACTCACTACAAATGGCATTTCTAATGTGGTAAAATTAAGAAGGTCAGTTCTGGAACATAGATGGATTTGGGTAATTAACGAACATCTCGAAATCACTGGCGATCATTTGATCAAGACCACGGCAGGATGGAAATGTGTTGAACCTGATTCTTATTTGAACCGCAAGGCCAATGGTCTTGCTCCACATCAAGTGCAATATGACAAAATAAACATTGGTGATATTCTAATAACTGAAAATGGAACTGAAGAATTTACAACAATCCGAGCAAAGTATTTTAGTCCAACGACAATTGTTTATACAATGTATGTAGACGGAATCTCCGAATATTTCGCTAGCAGTATCTGTATTGACGGAATGCTAATGCCAGTAGATTATAGAACTAATTAACAATTATGCCAGCATTAACAGAATTTGACGTAAACTTAACCATAGGTAGCAGTATCGGCTTTCGCCAAGTGGGCGGAGGAGCCTCGAACGGAGCAATTATTGGACCGTACCCAATTGTTCAGACCCTTCGAGACCTAGAAGGCAATACATATCCGTTTATAGAAGCCAATAGCGCTATTTTAGATATCGATCCATTAGATACTTTCTATATCTATCCAGGTGGAACAAGTGCTGTTCAGAATGTAGTTATCCACAATCGAGGCAACCTTGCCTTGGTAATTAATTCAGCTAGTGACATTTCTTTTACTTCTGAAAGTGTAACTCCGAATCTATCAGCTACTTTTCCAATTAGCATTGCCCCATTGAGTTCTTCTACAGTTGCATTATCCTATAGCAGCAACGATATAGGCGAATATGTCAACTATTTTATAATCAATTCTAATCATTATTCTAGAAAATACAAGGTTATTACACGTCAAACAGTAAGTAATGACTCTAGGTTTACAGCAACACCTACGGTATTTTCTGTATCAACTACTGAAATAGGTAAATCTGAAACTGAAACAATACATCTTATTCCTATTACTAACGGTATTGAAATTTTAGATTTTGCATTACCGTTTACTACTTCAATATCTGGAAGCGACGGATGGTCTGTGTCAACGGGATCTGATGCAATCAACACCATTTATCTAACGTGGGACCCAAACCAAGTTAATAATATCAATGGCACATATAACTCTGTACTGACAATCACGGCGGAAACGGCCGCTCCTGTTTTAATTTACAATACTGCTGTGGTCAATATCGATTATACCAAATATAAAAACATTGCCACCTGGATAAGTCCAGCAGCTTATAATAACAGCATTATTGGTATAAGTCTTGACTATATCAATAGCGTCAAGACCATTACAATTGGAGTTGGCGCAGGAGGTGATGGCACACCAGTATATGCTGACGGTGGCAATGAATTTGTCAGCCTAAGAAACATTGCTTTCGATGCAGGTCCATTAAAAACACCATACCCATACTGGGCAATTGGTTATAGAATTCCCTTAGAGTCTGTGGGGACATATCTAAGCGGACAGTTAGATATCAATGGCTTACCTCTGTACGAAAAGAAAGTTACCGAAGGCCTTAACTATTCTGATTACTTTGGCTATGAACAAAGCCCTGGATACAGGTCTATGTTTATTGTAGATCACGATAGTGTGGGGAATATTACTGTAGAGATTAACAATTTGCGAGAATTATCCGGCGACCCTGCATTTGATGCTACATTAGAAAATTTAACTAGAGCATTCCACTACTATTCAGACGTGGACAATACCATTAGATATTATCAATTAGGTGCCCCTGTTCAGGATGGTACGGTCGGTTATCTATTTAGAGGTTTTACTACGTCATACTCAACTGCTACATCCGCATGGAGCTGGTCCACCGAAGTGAGCCTGGTAAATTTACCAACTTAATATATTCTTTACCATTCTGTACTAAGATAATTAGTACATATGCTAGACGATATATATCAAATACCCTATGAAGAAGTAGCAGCCGTTGAATGGGATGGCAATAACATCTATTACGATGTAAATCTGTTTAATCTCAATAACGGCCACTCTCAATTCATTGCTTTTAATCCTTGGACACCACATACAGATGTTCGCCGTTTTATCGATGACATTCCCTATTCAGAAAAATGTGTGGTCTACACCTATGAAGGTGAATGGATCGCCAAATTATTCACTGATCGTTGGAATCCTGTAAAAGGATACGAAACAATAGAGATTATTAAACCTAAACCCATTTGGACAAAGAATCCAGAAATAGACAAATTAATGCAGTTCGTTGATGATCCATTTGCCGTACATGAACTAGACAAATGGGAAAGAGATTATAAATTAGTTTGGTATATGGATCCTAAGTTTGTCCCCTCAGAAGATAAAGTTTGGGCAATGTCTGTTCAAATTGAAGGTAAGGAAATACTAGGTACAAAGGACATGGGATACCTTACTCCAGATGTGTCTATAGACTTTAATGAACACTTACCTGACTTAGGAATTAACGTAGATGAATGTTGCCCACCGTTTTGGGATCTGTCTAATGAATGTGCATACGAATTAGATCCTATACATCAAACATCTGAGTTAACTGAACGTATGTGGGTTGTTAAGTTTAGACCAAACTGGCGTAAACCTAAGGAATGGAAATGGTACGGAGTAATAAGTCCCCAGTACCACATAATATATAATCCATTATTGCCTAAATTAGATTATAGTATAGATTATGTCGCACCTTGGTACGACCTTAAGTTTGAACATGTTTGGATGCTGGATAGAAAGCATTTGCAACACGGAGAAGATGATATATGGGCATTCACTATCCAGATTGCTGATGAACCAGAAGGCTCTAAGATAATTGATTACGTTAGTCCTAACATTAAACTAAAACACAATTCAAAACTTCCTAAAATATGCAATGATATAGACTACGATATCCCTTGGTATGACTTTGAATTTGAACATGTTTGGTACCTAGATGACCCATCAGTCTCTCAAGATAATATTTGGATCTCTCGATATAGATTGACCGACAACACAACAGGTGAAAAACAAGTTGGCACATTGACTCCTCTATGGGCAGATCAAATGGATGTTATTTTTATAAGTTATCACGAACTAAATGCAGAACAAAATTGGAAACGTGTTCTACAGAAAGCACCTGATGCTAAACGAGTCGATGGGGTTAAGGGTATATTTGAAGCACATAAGGCCGCAGCTAAGTTGGCAAAGACTGATATGTTTTTTGTTGTAGACGGTGATGCTTATCTAATGTTTGATTGGAAATTTAATTTTCAACCAGGCATATTTGATAGAGATTGCACCTATGTTTGGAAAAGTAAAAATCCTGTAAACAACTTGACATACGGTTACGGAGGTGTTAAACTGTTTAATACGTCTAAGATGCGATCCCTTAAATCATGGGACACTGATCTAACACAGAGCGTCGGTAAGAAATTAACGGTTATGGATAGTGTTAGCAATGTTACACAATTTAACACATCAGAGTACAACACTTGGAAAGCTGCCTTTAGAGAATGTGCAAAATTGTCTAAAAATAATGATGCTGAATCTAAAGAAAGATTAAGAGAATGGCTCGATCCAATCAAATTTGCCGACTTTGCAAAATGGGCAAAGCTGGGAGCAGAGCAAGGAGTAGCATTTGCTAATTCTAATGAAGACATTACTAAAGTAAACGACTACAACTGGCTAGAAAAAACTTTTAATAAATATATTAAAGCTATAGATAATTAAGTACAAAATGGATCATCAAAAAATATTTCAAACAACAAAAGAACAGTTAGATGCAGTGAGTCCTACTTTCTGTGTTGCAAAATGGAACCAGCTCAGTCTCCACTTAGGAACAGGGTTGAATCATAGTTGTCATCATCCTGCCCCACACAAAATCTCTATTGACGAAATTAAAATAAACCCTTCCGCCTTACATAATACATCTTATAAGAAAGAACAACGAAAATTAATGTTAGAAGGTAAACGTCCTAGTGAATGTGATTACTGTTGGCGAGCCGAGGATGCAGTAATAAATGAAAATGAAAGCAACATTTTCAGCGAACGAATTACAAAAAGTGCAGATGCTTGGGCATTGCCTCATATAGACAAAATCAAGTCTCTGCCTTGGGATGCGGATGTTAATCCTACTTATTTAGAAGTTTCGTTTGACACTGCCTGCAATTTTAAATGTGCATACTGTAGTCCTGGTTATTCATCTACATGGAAACAAGAGATAGAACAGTACGGTCCTTACAATCTACAAGATATAACCTTACACAGTTTAGATTATCTAAAAGAGACAGGCCAAATGCCGTTACCTATAACAAAACCAAATCCATACATTGATGCATTCTGGAAATGGTGGCCCGATGTTGTAGGCGACTTGCATACTTTTAGAATCACAGGTGGCGAACCGTTGATGAGTAAGCAGGTCTTTAGAGTGTTGGACTTCTTGATAGAGAACCCGCAACCGCAAATGGAATTTAGTATTAACTCTAATCTTGATGTTCCTAAAAATCTCATCAATCAATTTATTGAGAAGATGCAGACTATTCAAGAAAAGAAAGCTGTTAAGAGTTTCAAATTGTTTACCAGTAACGAAGCACACGGGAAACAAGCAGAATACATTAGATTTGGATTAAATTACAATCGTTGGTTGGTAAATTGTCATAGGGTTTTAGCTGAAATTCCCGACAGTCATCTTACTGTAATGGCAGCTTACAATATATTGAGCATGCCTAGTTTTAAATTACTAATGGATGATATACTAGACATGAAAAGAAAGTATACTTTACAACCTGTTAGAAAGAACCCTGTATCATTAGACATACCCTATATTCGCTGGCCCGAATTCTTAGCACCATGGGTTGCGGATTCTAGATTCCTTCCTATGGTTGAAGATGCTGTTACTCATATGTTTCAAAACTTGCACCAATTGAATTGGCCTCCTTTATGTGGAAAAGGGTTCTTCGACTTTGAAGTAAACAGGATTGAAAGACTGTACTTTACTGTAAGAGATGAGATGATGCGTAGTCACAAGGATCCCAATGTGATTGGTCCTTTGCGGGCACAATTTGCAGAATATATCACTGAGTACGATCTTCGAAGAGGTACTAACTTCGTAGAAACATTTCCCGAACTAGCAGACTTCTATCAAGAAGCTAAAATGTACACTGTAAGATGGCAAACGAAAGGCCCTTTCTAATATGAGCGAACACCTAATACATTGGCGCAATGTACACCTGAATTCAATAAGCCCTAGCTTCTGTGCAGCTAAATGGTATAATGCCAGCATACACCTAGGTAGCGGTCAAACAACCAGTTGTCATCTACCGTTGCCACATCCCATTGATCTAGAACAGATTAAAACTAATCCATCTGCTATCCACAACACTGATCATAAAAAGCAGATGCGTAAAATGATGTTGGAAGGAGCAAAGCCTGCAGAGTGTTCTTACTGTTGGAAGATAGAAGGCATTGGTAGAGATAATCCAAGTGATAGGATCTATAAAAGTGAAATCTACAAGAATGAAGACATACAACAATTAAGAGACCTACCTTGGGACGCTGACTCTATACTTAAAACATTAGAAATAAGTTTTGACAGACAATGTAATTTTGCCTGTAGTTATTGCAATGCCGGTTATAGTTCTACATGGTCAGAAGATCTAAAGAAGAACGGTGCCTATCAAAACTTTTCAGCACACGGCGGCGGCGGAGCATACCAGTCAGACGGTAGCTGGTCTGAAACTAACGGACGTCATTTAGAAAACAATCCTTATATAGATGCTTTCTTTCAATGGTGGCCTGAATTATCACAGACACTGCAAGAAATACGAATCACCGGCGGCGAAGCAACAGTGAGTCAGAACTTTTGGCGATTTGTAGATATACTGCATACCACCGACGCTAGTAATTTAAGATTTGCCGTTAACAGTAATTTAGGTATGAGTGATAAGGCTCTTGAAAAGCTGATAGGCATTACCAAGACATTACCAATTAAAGAATTTGATTTATATACCAGTAATGAAAGCTTCGGAGCACACGCCGAGTATATTAGAGACGGTTTAGTATATAAACAATGGCGTGATAATCTTTCAACTTTTATAGAAAATGCCAATTTTAGGGCAGTGACTATAATGATGACTATTAATAATCTTTGCCTGTTTAGTATAACGGAGTTCTTAGATGATATCATTGAGTTAAAATCAAAGTATGGACATCATAGGCCCAACTTGTCATTAAACATGTTAAGATGGCCGAGCTTTATGAGTCCTCTTGCTTTGCCGGATGAAGTCAAACGAGAATTACATGCTAAATTAAAAGTTTGGTATGATAAAAATAAAAACTCTAAACTATTTGTTGATGGCGAAATGGCACAGATTAAACGTCTACTCGACTACATAGAAGTGCTAGACAAGGGGCATGTGTTTATGCCCGATGATAAGAAGTCATTGCTTGTTGATTTTAAAAGTTTCTTTACACAATATGATCAAAGACGAAATAAGAACATACTAGAAACTTTTCCAGAGATCGCTTCCTGGTATAATTCAATAGAACTGCCTAAGGTGTTTCCTATTATGGAACTGAATAAGCACGGAATATCTAACTATGAAACGGGTGTATATGAACCCTAAAATAGCTGTATGCCTCTATGGATCGTCAAACAGTAATGTTCTTGGTATCCAGAATTATCTAAATGCACTAGGGTATGATATAACCTACTTTGAACACTACGAAGATGACATATACAGAAGCCTCTGGGTATCAGCATTTAAAAAACGTCAGCAAGAATTAGACAAAAGACAAGAATTTGATATTTGTCTAGCAGTAGATTCTAGTAATAAGACACTCGAGTTGTTTGCAAGGCATAACAATCTATTGTTAAATATAAGTTCTTATAAAGATAATAAAATATATTTTGTTCGAGGATCCTTTGTTCAGGGTCAGGGCTCTACTAATGTATCTCCCCAGATATTCTTTTCAAACTCACTTACGTTTGATTTTGCCTGCAATTTTGGAACAGAATATAAAACTCTGCCAATAGATAGAAAACAGGGCGGTATTGGTACTGATTTTTATTATTTTTTAAAAACTTTAAAAATAAAAACCGAATGTATAAATTTTGAAAATACTGAATTATTTGAAATAATATGAGAATAGCAGTTTGTTTAAGTGGACAACCTAGGACAATAGAGGCCGCCATACCTAACATCTTGAAATACTTTTCAGGAGAGCACGAATACGATTTCTTTTGCCATACCTGGGATTATAATACATATAAAAGAAGAAACAAAAATGCAGCTAATAATGAACAACCTGTGTATTGGGAAGGCGATGTACCTGTTGATCGTAATTGGTTGCATGAACAGGTAAAGCGATTTTCTCCTAAACACTATATTATTGATTCGGCAGAAGTAATTGGTGCAGGATTCTCATGGGCATCTTTAACCTACTCTTTAATGATGGCTAATCATTTAAAAAAACGGTATGAAATTGAAAATAATTTTAGATATGATTTGGTTGTTAGAAGCAGGTACGATATAATATTTGAACCTACACATAATTTTTACGCAATCCCATTGGTTATGAAGCCTCAATATTTAGATATTGTATGTGTACATGCAGGCAGAATGACCTACGAGTTTAATAGAGTAAATGTTTCTGATCAGTTTTTCTACGGATCGTCGACTGCTATGGATTTGATTTCAGATCTGTATAGAAAAATACAAAAACATCAAGTTAGACAAGACGACTATGATCTAATAGGACCTGGTGCATTTATATCAGATCATACCGAAGAACGAAATTTAAAAGTACACACTGACTGGAGTAATATTCAGTCAACTGTTTTTAGACCAGAAGTTGCTGATATTGATTCTTTAACTCAACTTGGTTATCAACAGATAAACAATTATTCTCAAACTTTTTACAAATTATGATTAAATTTTTTTACGCTACAGGAGACTCTTTTGTATTTGGACACGAACTTGACGAAAATGGTTCAGAAGAAGATGTAAGTTTATTTGATTTTACTCAGTATAAAAGAAAACATTGTTATACCGGTATAATGTCCGATACATTGAGTATAGGAGATTATCAGAATACAGGATGTCCAGGTGGTTCTAATGAACGTGCATACAGGGTGTTAATATCTGATGTAACAAAAAAACTTAAAATATATAAACCTGAAGAAATATTTGTTAATGTAAGTCTAACACATACTACTCGTAGAGAATTCTGTTTTGGTATTGACCCCCCAGCATATTATATTCATATGAATGCGTTTGAACCCAACAAAAGGGCAAACCCTAAACACCATCAACTATGGGAGATTCTTGTAAAAGAGTTTAATTACAATCACGGACATTTTACATTTGATATGATGATAGTGCTAGGGATACAAAATTTCTTAAGAATTAACAAAATACCTTATCTATTAACATCATCGATGGGAATAGAACACAGTATACAAGAAAGTATTATATCAACTGAATTATTAGATCAGTTGGTTAAAAATAGATATTATGTGTATCCTTCTTTTAGCAATTTTGCCAAAGCAAATGATTATAAAATAGGACCCATGCTCCACCCATTAGAAGAAGGTCATGCAGCCTGGGCAAGTCATTTACTAAATCATATTAACGAAAATAATTTATTGGATAATTCAGACTTATGAAAATTGCAGTTTTAATAGCAGGAGAATATAGAGAATTTCCTGTTGCTCACAAATTCTGGACATTTTTAAAATGGGATAATGTTGATTCTTATTTCTCTACTTGGAATACAAGTAAAATGTTGTTGAAAGGCAAAGGGGAGATAATGGAACAGATCTCTGAAGATAAAATTCTTAATTTTATTACACCTATATCAATCGACCTTGCTAGTTTAGATGACCCTCCACAAAATCAAATTTGTTATCAGGGATATCTAATCAACCGATGGAAATCTGCAATCAACCTTATGAACAACTCAGGTATTCAATACGATCGAGTAATATTGTTAAGACCGGACGTTGCTTTAGATTACGACGAAGAATTTTTTAAAGAATGGCTTGCTAATATACCTAACGATGCTCATGACACACTTTATGCAATTACTGGGGGTAGGTTGGACGAATTATTTCCATTAGACAAATATAGACAGATGAGTGATATGATATATGTAGGGACCCAACAAAGCATTTCAAAAATTCTAGACATAGAAATGGATATCTTCAATACTATTTATATGGTTGACACACATAGATACCTAGCAGATCAATTTGTAATAATATATAATAAAATTATGAATATGCCTGTACAATGGAGCATTGTGAGAAGCAACTGTAGATATCGGACTGATCTTGATTTTAACGGGGTTAAATTAAAATCTAAAGAATGGTGGGAACATCGTATGAAAATGTTTTTTCATTCGGGGCCAAACCGCTGGGGACAAGATTTACCTAAATCAGAGACTGACATAGTTGTGCGTACCAATCCTCCTGAAAATTTAACTAGTTATAATTTATGGAACAAATATAATTTTGAGTTATTCCCAGAGAGGAATACCAGTCCCTTCTGGAAATCACCTGATGATCTGTATACATATAACAAAACAAAGGAGGATCGAGAAACAAAATATATAACATACGGTGAATATGATATTACATATGATTATAATTCTTATGGTTTTAGATCAAACAATTTCATTAAAGAATTTGAGCAAGCATACGATTATCCAACAATGTTGGTTAGTGGTTGTTCGTTTACAGAAGGAATAGGTCTTCCTGTAGATCACTTATGGCATACATTTTTAAAACACCGAATTCTTACAAAAATTAACAAAGGTCCTATAGCCGTATTCAATCTTGGTAAAGGAGGAATTAGTGCTATTTCCGCCATTAGAAATGTATATATTTCTATAGAACATATGGGTGCTAGACCTGATTTGGTTTATATCTTGTTACCCCCTGTGACCAGAAAAGAATTGGTATTTACAAATACAGACGGGACAGGAATTACTGCAGGATTTATGCCAGGCAACCCATTAACAGGTATGTTTTATGATAATGTTCTTGATTTTATGCAAAAAAATCTAGACCTAAGACAATCATATCATGAATATTACCAAATTCTTCTTTTTATAAAATATTATTTAAAATCTAAAAATATACCTTTCTTTTTTAGTTGTTGGAATGGAGACCTTCAGGGAGTTGACTATCCACCCGAACTCAACATTAATTATATCCCTGGTATGATGCATTACTTTGAAAAGGATATTAATCCTGTTCTAAAGCCTTTTAAACAAAATAGGGCTAGAGATTGTGCCCACCCCGGACCAAACTCGCATTACGAGTTTGCCGAAAATGCGTTCAACCAATTATTAGAACGTCAAGAATTTTTGGATGTTTTAGAAAAATGGAAAAGCAATGACAGATAAAAAACTAATGGTTGTATGCGGAGACAGCTTTAACTATGGTATTGGGTGTACAGATTTACACACAAAGCCCTACGGCGTGTTAACTGCTCAAAATTTTGATTGGGACTTGATAAGACTTGCCCGAGGTAGTGCAAGTAATTTTACTGTTTATCTTCAAGGAGAGTACGCTTCAAAAATGAACCCTAAACCGCATCTAGTAATTTTAGGCACAACGTCCATTGATAGATTAGAATGGATCACTACTGGTAAAACATCAGATCCAAACATCCCGTTAACAGCATTAGACATTAACTATCACGAATACCCGCCTCATAACTGGGCACAACCAAATCATGACGCTCCTATGGATTTTCATTTTAAAAACGATCCAAATTACAATCCTAGAATGTTAAGCGAACAAGTATTAGCTCTTACTGACTTTTTAAAAATAGAGAAATCAAAACAGCCTAATCATTATACAAGGATGTTAACAGAAGGTGCGGAGAAAATACAACTTATAGAAGACTACTACTTTGATATATTTGACTCTCGAATTAAACAAGATTACGACCGCGGAGTCATATTAATGGCATATAATATGATTAAAAAACAAGGAATAAACTGTATTATATTTTCAGTGGATGTAATGTTTAAAGATTTAGTTGATGATCCTAGAGATTACTGTAGGCAAGATTGGCACAGATGCTGTCAACTATGGCCAGACACTATTGGATCATTCCATACAGGTGATGGTGGGCATCAAGACACAGCGGATCGATTAATCGAACATATTAAAACAAACGGATTTATTTAAGATGACTACAGATAAGAAACTAATAGTAGTATGTGGAGATAGTTTTAATTACGGTATTGGCTGTACAGATCTGTATACAAAGCCTTATGGTGTACTGACTGCTCAACACTTTGATTGGAACCTTGTTAGACTGGCAAGAGGAAGTGCTAGTAATTTTACAATATACCTACAAGGAGCATACGCAGCTAAGATGTCTCCTAAACCGCACTTGGTAATTTTAGGTACAACATCTAATGATAGGATAGAATGGATTGCTACAGGTAAAACTACAGATACAAATGTACCGTTAACTGCATTGGATATTAACTATCATCTATATCCTCCGCACTATCATACTCCTCCATTGCATGATGCTCCAATGGATTTTTATTTTAAAGATAACCCGGAGTATTCTCCTAAGATACTAAGTGAGCAGGTAATAGCATTTTCTGAATACTTGAAGTTGGCTAAAGCCAATAACAAAAATGATTATTACAAAAGACTACATACAGAGTCTATAGAAAAAGTAGAGTTGATGGAAAATTATTACTTTGATATATTTGACTCTCGCATTAAGCGAGACTATGATCGCGGCGTTATATTAATGGCCTATAAGATGATTAAGAAACAGGGAATAAACTGTATTATATTTTCATCTGATACTAATTTTAAAGATCTGGTTGAAGATCCTAGAGATTATTATAATCAAGATTGGGGTCGTTGCACACGGTTGTGGCCTGACACAGTTAACAGTATGCACACCGGAGACGGTGGACATCAAGATACAGCAAATAGGTTAATTGAACATATTAAAACAAATAGATTTATTTAAAATGTCTATACTAGAAAAAATCAAATTCTACATTGTAGAACGACTGTTTGGTAAACTTACTAGACAGATAAGATATCGCAGACGATTAAAACAGCTTAAAGCTAAAGATCCTTATATCTACAAATAACAATGAAGATAGCACTACTCATCGGCGGAGAATATAGAAACTTTTCTCAACAGTTTCCAACATGGAAATTTTTAGATCGGTTTGACTATGACATCTTTATGAGTACCTGGAATCTATCAAACCCAACCACTGATAGACTAGGATATGAAGGGCCGAAAGAGTTGATTACAGCAGAAAAGATATTGTCAGTTGTTGGCAAGACTCCAATTTATTTAAACATAGAACAAGAAATCAATTTTGATCATCGTGGCAATAAACAAATTTATCATTGGCAAAATTTATTAACTACCTTAATTAATTTGCAAAAAGATTACGACTATGCTATAATTACAAGACCAGACATAGAAATTCCGGACGTAGATAGTTTTAATGGATTTATTGATAAAATTGATCAATCTAAGATTTATGGTGCAAGTGCAATAAATGTGACAGAACCGCCAAATCCAAATATGCTAACAGTGAACGATATATTTTTTATGGCTAATCCTAAACTGTTAATTGATACATTATTGCCTGTTCCGTATATGAAAATGAAAGGCCATGAAGAAATAATAGCAGGTAGAGGTGATAATTTTCATACTCATTTAGCTAATTATTTTATATCAAATAGAACATATATTCATCAAACTCCTGGTGGTATTATGGTAAAAAGAGGAAACTAAAATGAGCGATCATATTGAAAAATTATCACGTGATTATGCTAATGCATTTAGCAATAAAGATATCACAACACTAACTGAAATGTTTGACAATGACATACATCTTGTCGATTGGCAAATTTATATACAAGGTATAGATGCAATATTAGAATATCATAAAATGTTGTTCAACAGTGTAGAAACAATTCAAATAGAAGTCTTGTCTGTAACTTCATCGCCAACTACGGCATTTGCTGAAATTAACGTAATAATTGACAGGCTACCGATAAAAGTCCTTGATGTAATTACATTTAACGACGTAGATAAAATTATAAAAGTAGAGGCATACAAATTTGAAGAAGTTCCTGAAGATGTTCTTTGGCAACGGAAATTGGCAGAATTGCGTAATCGTGACCCGTTTATTTACAAATAAAGATATTTTATAATAACGTATGAGAAAAATTGTACTATGTACTGGAGGATACGATCCTATCCATTCTGGGCACATTGCCTATTTTAAAGAAGCTCGAGGACTTGGAGATGTTCTCATCGTTGGAGTTAACTCAGACGATTGGCTAACACGCAAGAAGGGCAGATCTTTTATGCCTTGGGAAGAACGTGCAACCATTGTTGCCGCAATACATCATGTTGATAGGGTTATTAACTTTGATGATACCGATGGGTCTGCAAAAGATGCAATCCGCAAGACACGAGCAATATATCCCAACTGTGAAATTATATTTGCCAACGGTGGAGATCGCACCAAAGAGAACATTCCAGAAATGGACTTGCTTAACGAGTACCTACATTTACGATTTGTATTTGGTATCGGTGGCGACAACAAAGCCAATAGCAGTAGTTGGATATTAGAAGAATGGAAATCTCCTAAGACTATCCGCCCATGGGGATACTATCGTGTGTTGCATGAAGTTCCCGGAATGAAGGTTAAAGAACTAACAGTAGATCCTAAACAAAGTCTCAGTATGCAAAGGCACGATCACCGTGCTGAGTATTGGATTGTCAGTGAAGGAACTGCTATTGTTAATAGTAAAATGCCAGGAGGATATAATATGCCTAGTCTTAGATTAGAGAAACACGCAGAGTATAAGGTACCGGCTAAAGAATGGCACCAATTGACTAACCCGTTCGATGTACCGTGTAAAATTATAGAGATACAGTATGGATTACAATGCGACGAGTCAGATATTGAACGTCAATAAAGATGCGTTCAGTAGCGGCCAAATTGGCAGCAAGATCTGGCTCTGTGAAGAATTAGAAAAGCTCTTTGATAGTATTGACTCTATTTGGATCTACGGTGGCTGGTATGGTGTTTCTGCATTCCTGTTGTTAAGCAGGAATAATATAGAGATAGAATACGTTCGTAGCTATGATGTAGATCCTGCCTGTGCAGAAGTTGCTGACATGATTAACGAAAACTGGGTATATCAAGACTGGAAATTTAAAGCTAAAACACAAGACTGCAACCTATTAGAAATAGATTGGACAGGCCCTGACCTAATAATTAACACAAGTACTGAACACTTTGAAAGCATGGATTGGTGGAACAACATACCGCAGGGTACAACAGTTGCACTACAAGGCAACAATATGATACATGATGATCATCATATACATAGTACATCTCTAAAAGAATTTACAGCACAATTTCCAGTCAGTGAAATTCTGTATAATGGCGAGAAAGAGTTTGTATATCCCAACTGGAGATTTACAAGGTACATGTTGATTGGTGTTAAATAAAATATGAACTACATTGGATTAAGTTGCGGGTTCCATGATGCCGCAGTAAGTGTTATTAACAGCTACGGTGAGATTGTATTTGCCGGCCATAGCGAACGATACAGCAAAAACAAGCATGATGATAGTCTATGTGAGACCGTCGTTAAGGATGCATTGGCATATACCGTAGAAGATTACTCTGTACACTATTACGAACGTCCTACATTAAAGTATCTGCGTCAATTAATAGCAGGACAAAAGCCATCGGTTAGCAATCTGCGGGCCAAGAACATTATTGGCAAAGACATAATATCTTTACTAGATAATAAAACAGTTCATACACATAACCATCATCTGAGCCATGCAGCCGCAGGATTCCAAACAAGTCCTTTCGATGATGCTACTGTTGTAATCATAGATGCCATTGGCGAGTTTGATACAATTACAATATGGCATGCAGACTATGATAGTGATACAGGCCGAGCTGAATATAAGAAGTTATGGTCTCAACGGTATCCTAACAGCATAGGATTATTCTATAGTGCAATGACTGACCGTGTGGGCCTACGTCCCTTAGATGAAGAATACATATTAATGGGTATGGCAGCATATGGGTCTAACACTGTAGATTTAAAACAACATCTAATTGCAGACGAGAACAAATTGACCTTTAAGTATAATCTACATAAAGGTATGGATCCGTTCTTTGAACAAGGCGCTGACAAATACGACATCGCAGCCAGCAGCCAAGCTCTAGTTGAAACACTAATTACCACAGTAATAGGCAAGGCTCGTAGGTTAGGCCATAGTAAGAATCTAGTCTATGGCGGAGGTGTTGCCCTTAACTGTTCAGCAAATAGATTGTTGGGCAACTACTATGACAACATTTGGATCATGCCCAATCCGGGTGATGCTGGCAGTAGTTTAGGTGCAGCCGCATTGGGATATCGATGCAAAGTACAGTGGACAGATGCGTTCCTTGGGCATGATATACCGGGCAACTATCCAGTTGACAAGATTATAAAAGAACTATACACTAATAAGATAGTAGGGGTGGCTAACGGTCGAGCAGAGTTCGGCCCTAGAGCATTAGGCAACCGCAGCCTACTAGCAGACCCCAGAGGTCCAGACATCAAGGATAAAGTAAATGACATCAAAAGACGACAGAAGTTCCGACCCTTTGCGCCCGTTATTTTGGAAGAGTTGGCTGGCGATTACTTTGATATGCCTGCTGGTTTCAGTAGCAGTAGGTATATGCAGTCAGTCGCTCATTGCCGGCATCCTGACCTATATCCTGCTATCGTTCACTATGATGGGACTAGTCGCGTCCAGACTGTTGCAAACGATGGCAGCGGAATACGAAAGCTCTTGGAAAAGTGGTACGCCTTAACAGGCTGTCCAATGTTGTTAAACACCAGTCTTAACATACGAGGCGAGCCAATGGTCAATGACAGAGCCGATGCAGATCGCTTTGAACAACAGTATAAGATCACAGTCTGCTCCTAATTTTTACCAAAATGGCTTGACAAAGCCCTGTTTCAGTGCTATACTAGTGCTTCGCTGATAACTAAACTTACCACTAACGAAGAAGGAGGTCTTAAATGACTGAAATTACGCTAGATCGGGAACAGGCACAAGTAGAGATTCCTAGTTCGGTCTTAAAAGGAATCAAAGCTCTACTAATGGTGCTGGCACTGACTTTTTCAGTGTTGATGCTCAAATGGGTTGTAGTTGACAAGCTCGACAAATACGAATCCGCTGAGAGTTCTCAAATCACAACAGCAATGAGGGAACGACAACTAGGTTGTTTGTCCAAAAATATTTACTATGAAGCAGGTAGCGAGCCATTTGAGGGGAGAGTTGCAGTGGCTCAGGTAACAATGAACCGTGTGAACAGCGGACAGTTTCCGGATGATGTTTGCAAAACAATTTATCAACGCAATATCTTTTATGAAAAGATTATATGTCAGTTTTCTTGGACATGTAATAGAGATTCTGGTATGCGGCCACCCGATAATGCTAGCTACAGAGAAAGCGAAGAAGTGGCTAAGAAAGTTCTCTTAGAAGGCTTCCGTTTACCTAGTTTGGACAAAGCATTGTACTATCATGCCTCGTATATATCGCCGGGATGGAAACGTAAACGTATTATACAAATTGGACAGCATATCTTTTATGAGTGAATTGAGCAATGCCATCCGTTGTATATTTTACAACGTCCATTAGCAATATTTCTCATTGCTCTTTCATCTAAGGAATTTTCTTTACAAAAGTTCCTTAGATTCTTTATTATTTCTGTAGTTCCTGTCGGATGAGTTATACACCAAGTCTTTGCCCTACACATGTTATTAAGGGCATCTTTTGAATAATTCATTGTTTTGCCTTTATTATGTGCAGGTCTTGGATTTAATTTCTTAGTGTTACTAATTCTTTGTTTCATTGATTCGGACATAGGTACTCCTTTGTTATGTGGAGTTTTTCCTTTATTCTTTAATCCAATTTTAATTTTTGATTCAGTAGTATGATGGTCACCCCATCTTGGATGATTCTGTTTTTGAACATTTGATCCGTGAAATCCATTTGGTTTTGCTAATGCTCGATTTGCATACATACAGGAATTAACTACTTTGAAGTGCAGATGAAATTTTAATTCTCTACATCGAGCATCCTCACTACTGTTATGTATAGAAATTATAATTGTTTTAAATAAATGAGGATTAGTTTTCACTTCGCTATCCCATATTGTCTTATATAATTTTGATGATACTGACCCCTTATATCCATTCTGTATTTTTTCAACCGAGGAAGATCCTATATAAAATGGAGGTAGTTTATTTCCCAAGTAGGTAGTTAAATATGTACAATAAATAGTCATGCTGATTGCTCCTTGTTAGCATTAGAGTAGTTGGGGAGTGGACGCCCGCGAACTACACCTTTATTTATTAGATTGACAACTGTGTTGATCTATGTTATAATTAATTCATCATCTTTTACAAGTAAGGACTCGAAATGAAATTTCTCGGATCTATTGTCCGCTCGATCGACTTTGTCTATATGTTCTTTAAGAACCATTTGGGCCATTTGAGTGCTCATACACTAGGCTGGATTACCATTGTTCTATTGCACTTTGCGGCTGTTCCTACCCTATTAGCAATGATCCTAGCACAAAGCGACAAACTGCCGCCCTACGATCTTATGTTGTTTGTTTGGGCAGCTCTAACTACACTATTCTTTAAGAGTTTGATTGAGAAGAACTTCCTGTATGTTTCTACAATCTGTATGGGATTTATTGGTCAAGTAGTAATGCTGGGAATGATCGTATTCAAATAAATAAATGAATGCGAGCACACGAATTTATTGACGAATCAGCGGCCTGGCACCGCAAAGCAGGTAAAAGCAAATCCGGCGGCCTAAACGCCAAAGGAGTTGCTTCTTATCGTAGAGAACATCCAGGTAGCCATCTACAGACAGCAGTGACTACTAAACCTAGCAAATTAAAAGCAGGAAGTAAAGCGGCTAAACGCCGTAAGAGCTTCTGTGCTAGAATGGGCGGAGTAGATGGTCCTATGAAGAAACCCAACGGTGAACCAACACGCAAAGCCTTGGCTTTACGCAAATGGAATTGCGAATGAAAATTACAGAACTACTATCTGAAAAGAAATTGGCCACGCCCACACAAAGTCAATGCTCTGTAGGGCATAGCCGTTTAAGCAATGTACGTTATGCACAATGCGTAAGCAACGGAATGTTAAAGCATGATACTGGACATACTGACGGTACCGGCAAGCAGGGTGTTAAAGGTAGCGGCCACCCACTAAAAGGCCGCAAATCCAAGAGTGAAGTTCATGGCGGTCCGGTCAAGGACTATTCATAAACTGTCAAAATCGTCCTCATTGAACTTTTCCACAACCTGTTCTAAAAATTCATGATGATCTAATACGGCCCAACGGTCGTCTAGCTCATATATTTTTTCTTCCCCACCTTCCCATTCCTTGACGCCTAACATTTCCATTAATTCTGTAAATGTAATGGGTTCATCTCGCATATGACTTACCCAGATGCAGGTAAGGAAACTGCACATAAAAACAACCTTGTTGTCATATATACCGTATTCTTCACACCATGCCACTGTTCTGTCTAAGTAATAGTCAATGTCTTCGATCCTATGTTCGAGCTGTGCTATCCATTCTTTGGTATCGTTTCTGGACCAGTAGGACATCAATCGCCCCTTTTGTCTAGTTTGATGCAGACCGGACATTCACAGTCTGGGCAGTATTCGCATTTGGTACAGCCATGATTGCAGTGTGCAGGACACCCACATTTGCATTTAGATGTAAATCGTTTGTAGTTCTGAAAGTCGTCCATGTATTTTTCCATGTTTTTCTCCTGCTTGGATATTTATAGTGTAAATATGAGTATGATCGATATTACAGCAGCCGCAAAAGAAAAGATAACTGACCTATTAATGCAGGAAAATAATCCCAAACTGTCATTACGGACATTTGTACAGGGCGGTGGATGCAGTGGATTTAGCTACGGTTTTACCTTTGACGAAGAAAAGAACGAAGACGACTTTGAATTCTCAATTGGAGATTTTAGAGTATTGGTAGATGCAATGAGTATGCAATACCTACAAGGTGCTAACATTGATTATAAAGAAGAACTGATGGGCAGTAGTTTTGTAATTAATAACCCAAATGCTGAGAGTACATGCGGTTGCGGTAGTAGTTTCTCCATTTAAGTGGTAAAAATCACTTGACAGCCTGTTAAAATTGCTGTATAATAAGCTATGTTTAACACAAACACACTCTAAATATGATCGATCCTTGCTATCTGGTTATTTCTTCTTTGGAAGATCACTCTAGTCGCCTTAACAAAGAAGCTATCATAGAAGCCCAAATGGACAATACAGAATTGTTCGAAGGCTTTAATCTAGCACTTAGCCCATTTATTACATTTGGTGTCAAGAAAGTTCCTACATTTACTGGTCCAGATGGACAAGGACTTCCCTGGGAAGCCTTTAAAGAATTATGCCACCTACTGTCAACACGACAGCTCACAGGTGATGACGCTCGTTCAGCAATTGAATTGGCCCTGTCTGCCAGCACAGAGAAACAATGGAACGGCTGGTATCGTCGTATCCTTATCAAAGACCTACGTTGCGGTGTTAGTGAAAAGACCGTTAACAAGATTAAAAAGAACGCGGTACCTTTGTTCGAGTGCATGTTGGCACACGATGGTGCCAATCACGAGAAAAAGATCGTAGGCAAAAAGCTGCTTGAACCCAAGTTGGACGGTGTCCGTGTACTGACTATCATCGACTCCGTTGCTAAAACCGCAACAATGTACAGTCGCAACGGCAAAGTACTAGAAAACTTTGGACATATCACTAGCTCTATCGAAGCCAACATCAATTTGTTTGAACGCAGTATTGTCATTGATGGAGAAGTTGTTAGTAGCAGTTTCCAAGCATTGATGAAGCAGGTGCATCGTAAGAGCAATGCTGATGCGGGTGATGCTCGCCTTATGGCATTTGACATCCTTCCACTTAGCGAATTCCAAATTGGCAAAAGTGTTCTAGGACAGAAACGCCGTAGTAATTTGCTACGCAGTATGAAAACCACACTGGACAAGGTAGGCAGCATTGACATCATTCCACAAAAAGAAATTGATCTAGACAGCTATGTTGGGGAGCTAGAATTTAAACAATACAACCTAGATGCTATCGAAGCAGGTTTCGAAGGCATCATGATCAAAGATCTAGATGCAATCTACGAATCAAAACGCAGTGCAAGCTGGCTCAAGATGAAGCCGTTTATTGAAGTGTCTTTAGAGGTCACAGATGTTGAAGAAGGTACTGGAAAAAATGAGGGCCGCCTTGGGGCACTGGTCTGTTCTGGTGTGGACGACGGAAAGACTATCGTCGTCAATGTTGGTAGTGGCTTTAGCGATAGTGATCGAATTGAGTTTTGGGCTAATCGTGATAGTCTCCCTGGTCAAATTGTTGAAGTGAGAGCAGATGCTATTACACAGAATCAAGACGGAACTTATAGTCTTCGCTTCCCGCGTTTTCTCCGATTCCGCGGCTTCGTGGCTGGCGAGAAGATTTAATATGGAACAACTGGCTCTTAAAGATACACTTTATGCAGGCATACATGCCCTAGCAGAGAATCGTAGGTATTATTACCACAGTTCCGTAGGATCTGATTATAGTCGTTGGACCGACGAAGGTATCCTAGCTATAACTGAATATACCAAGATAATGGTTGAAATGATGTTAGCTGAAGAAGAAAGATCGTTAAATAAACGTGCCAAAGATCTAGTGATCAAAGGCCTAAAAGGAGAAACTGTTTAAGTGAGCAAAGAGGAAGCAATAACAGCAGAAGGCATAGTAGAGGAAGTCTTGCCAAATGCAATGTTCAGAATAAAGTTGGCGCACGGGCCAATTGTCTTGGGACACATCAGTGGCAGGATGCGTCAAAATAAAATCCAAATCCTCACAGGTGATAAGGTACGTATTGAGTTAAGTCCTTATGACTTGTCAAAGTGCCGAATAGTGTATCGCGAACGCTGATATGCATCCCGGACCAAGCGACACGTTTGTCTTTAGGAAGATAGAAGTATTACTTTGGGCAAAGTGGTTTGCTTGGCGTCCTGTTAAAATACACAATAAAAGAGTTTGGTTAAAGACAGTCTATCGACGTGAAATAAACACATATGTTGATATGGAAGATTGGGCTAGATACGAATACGGCACACTATTTGACGTCCTAAAACACAGCCAATAAAAAAGCGCCCAGGGCGCTTTTTTTATGTTAAGTACATTTCCCAACTTGGGTGTTGTAAGTGGAATTTCATCTTCTTACGCTTGTCAACCAATTGGAAGTACGTAGGCTTATAAGGCTTGACTTTGGGAACAATTTTTTTATTGTTGCCTTTGTTAGCATTACAGTCTGTACATGCACAGCAGGTATTTTCATAGGTAGTTTTACCACCATGACTTGTTGGCAGTACATGATCCAATGTGGCGGCTTTATGAGTTACATCATCACCGCAGTATTGGCATTTGTATTCATCACGTAAGAATACGTTATGTTTAGAAAACCTTACTCCAGTCTTTTTCTTTTGGTATTCTTTCAAGATCATAACTGCAGGAACACGGGTTTCCCAGTATTCACTGTGAACAATCCAGTCGTCATACCATTCCAAAACCGTAGCTTTATCTGTTACTAGGTAACGAATTGCTTCTTCCCAGCTGATTGTACTCAGTGGAAGTACGGAGATTGGACTTGCATCGGCGTTAAGGATTAATGTTGCGGACATGATTTTACTACTTGGTTATTGTTCCATAATATTTATTATAGCATGGAATACCGGTAAAGTCAATGCTATAACTTGCTTATTTTTAAGTCGCTGTCCACAGATATATTCCATAATCTCCTATTCTCTACACCTCTTGCCTGTGCGAATTGTTTTGGATTACAATTCGCACAGACATGTTGGTAGTCATTGCTAACTCTACGATGATCCATTTTTCCTAAAGCTCTTTCAAAAACAGATTTACAACAGTTGCATTCAAATACAGCTATGGTCTTTGTTCTCGAGTAGGAGTGTTCAACCCCTAGATTGCTTTTTCTAATATATTGTACAGTAATTTTTTTTGTTGATAAGAACATTGAGTATTTACGTTTGGATTATAAAAATCCAAACTAAATAGTGGTATGAGCCAATCTACTATTATCCATTCCAGTCTGGTAAATCCAGCCAACCCTCAAAATTCTAAAGAAGTGAAGGACAGACAATGACTATTCAATATATCAACACAGGATCGAGTGCAAACGCAGGCAATGGTGATAGTCTAAGATCTGCATTTATTAAGGTTAATAATAATTTTGCATATTTGAGTACAGCTACTGGCACAGGTGGCATAGGAATTGTAAATTCTGGCCTAAAAGGAAGATTAGCATATTATGCCAATACAGGTACAACACTAAGTTCGATACCATCGATCAGTTATACTACCTCTACACCATACCCTGTATTGCAAATTGGTAACAATTCTTCTTCTCCGTCATTGGTAATTGTAAGCAATGGTTATAATAACTCTCCTGTTGGAGGATTTACATTTTCTCAACATCACAATAATCCAGGCGCTACGAATTTTAATTATTATAGATCACGAGGTACTTCGGCAATAAACACCAATGTACTTGCTGGCGACAGTATTATTGACATTGCATTTGGAGGTTATAATAACGGAATCAGTATTGCTGCACAGTTTACAGTGTCTGTAGAAGGAACTCCTACTACACCCGGTCACATCCCTGCAAAATATCAAATTGGTACAGACAATGGTACAAGTTTTGCGTTTGGCGCAGAATTAAGTAGTTCTAGTACTTGGAAAATTAATAAATTAAGCAATCTATCTACTACGACTAATTCTATTAGTGTTTTTACCGATCTAGTACCTGATCAAACGGATCTACGAAATTTGGGTAGCACAAGCAGCCAATGGAAAAATTTATATGTAAATGGTTCTGTCAACTTAAACGGCATCGAAATAGGTTACGGTTATACTGGTAGTAGAGGTTTCCAAGGTGTTCAAGGAAATACAGGAACACAGGGTATCCAAGGTGTTCAAGGAAATACAGGAACACAGGGTGTTCAAGGAAACACAGGAACACAGGGTATCCAAGGTCCTATTGGTGTAACAGGTGATCAAGGAGCAATAGGTAATACAGGAACACAAGGCGTTAGAGGATTTACCGGTGCTCAAGGTATTTCAGTTACATTAATTGGTAGTACAAGTACAAGTGCAGGATTACCAATTCCAGGTAATCCGGGTGATGGATGGATTGTTACGGATACTGGTAATTTATGGTTCTGGAACACTGTGGCTCAAACATGGAATGATATTGGAGCCATTGTTGGACCACAGGGCGACCCCGGTATACAAGGTATTAAGGGCGACCAAGGTCTTCGAGGAAATACCGGTGCTCAAGGAGTTCAGGGAGTTCAAGGCGAACAAGGAGTTCAAGGAGTTCAAGGGGCCAAGGGTGATCAGGGAGTTCAGGGAGTTCAAGGCGAACAAGGAGTTCAGGGTAATACTGGAGAACAGGGTGATCGAGGTTATACTGGTAGTCGTGGAAATACTGGCTATGTAGGATCACAGGGTGACATTGGCTATGTAGGTAGTAAAGGTGACCAAGGTGCTCCGGGCGGTAATGCCAATACAGCAAATTTTGTATTCACTAATAATCAAATAACTGTTGCCAACGATGGAAATATAAATCTGTTAACAAATGGTAATAATTGGACATTTAGTAATTCTGGTACATTGACATTGCCAACCGGATATAGTATAGGTGGTAATACTAATGGTAATGACGGTATTGCTTTGACTACAGACCGTGGTACAATATTGTTTGGAAATCATCCTGAACAATGTACTCCTCCTACTAGCGGATCACATTTCCACATAATGAGAGAGAATAACAGCACCACAGAGTTATTCTTTGGTGATGATTACAACTATGTTAAACTACCTAAATCAGATAACGGTAATGGTGTAGAAATTGGTACCAATGCCGATCATGTTTGGCGATTTGACACCGATGGTGTATTAAACTTCCCCAACAATAACGGACAGATAGGACAACTAACATCACCATATACAGGATTAGAGTTCCGCACTGGATCAGGTGCTGATTGGATTGGTATTAGTTACGGTGAGATCAACGACAACAACACCAGTTACTTTTACTTTGACAAAGATGGTAGTGATTACACA